GTTTTGACCTGCGCTTGCTCATCTGTTCCAGCCTCGCGGATACAGTGCACTACAACTCTAACGATTAGCGTCTTCTCTACTTCATCAACCGTCTTATTGGCTCTTCGAGAGGTTCTTCCTGAAGTTCAGTATGGATTACTTCATCCGCACGCGCGCGAACCTTTGCCACGGCAGCACAAAGATTTCACCCGCTCTGGAAGATTTTCGTCTTCCAGATGTTGTATGCTTCGGCTATAAGGCTGGGTGAGGAGGTCCGGTAAACCTCACCCAGTACCTGGGCGGCGCTCAGTCGACTAAAGCGCCGTCCAGGTTCGTGGCCTGCTCCTTCTCTGGTTTACCGTCTCGCGCTAGATCCAAACGCGAGACAATCTTGCGAACGACGCTGCCGAGCGGCTCCCAGCAATCTTGGCCTTGATCGAGCGCCTCGCCCTCTTCGAAAAGGCGCTGTAGAAGTTCGCCCGCCATGGGGCCCCCTATCGCCTGAGGTCCACAACCTCGCCCTTGGGGCCGGCTTCGGCCTTCTTGCGGTGGCGCCGCGGCGGCGGATCCCGCGCCTCCTCCACCGCCTGGATGGCGATCGCGACGACGTCCGAGCTGGCGCCGGCGTCCATCAGTGTCTTGACCAGCTCTGCGGTTGTCATCGTGCTACCTCCCTGGTGAACTCGAGGGTTCTGAGCGTCTCCACCGCCGCCTCGAGCCGGCGCCTGAACTGTCGGATTTGCTCATGGCTGAGCCCGTTGCGCCGGCTGACGGCTCGGCTCAGCCACAGCTCGGCCCACTCGACCGCGTCGATCTGCTCGGCGAGGGTGGGGGCGGGCTCAGTCATGGCTTACCCTTGAAGAGAGGCAGCAACGCCGTGACGCGCTCGACGCCGTCAGCCAAGTAATTTGGCTTGTGTCCGCTCTCGTGAGTTTGGACGAAGAGATTGCCAGACTGGATAGTCTCGGTTTTGCCTTCGAAATGTACCTTTTTGTTCCAAGCTACCGTGCCGTCGATGCCTGCGTATTGTTCCTCAGGCGTTCTTATTGAGGTTGAGACTTGCCGGTGGAGCAGGATCAGGCCGTGATCAAGCAGCGACCTGATGATCGCCTCGCCCCATTGTCCGTTTTCCCGATCAGTGGAGTTGCGCCAATCATGGTCGCTGCAATATTGCGGTGGAAGTATCGCCTTCGAAATGAAGAAGGCGCTTTTGGGAACCAAAAACCCGCCGCCGCTGGCGGTTTTCGACGGGTCTTTTGAAAAGCCGAGAACCGGCTTCAACTTCATCAATTCGATATACTGGCGCATTGCCTGGACGAGGTACCAATAGACCACGCCCGCCGGAGCGAGCAGGTCGAGCGGATGCAAGTGAATCCAATATTCCGACTTGCTGGTGAAGATGCCGTGCTCCTTCATGGCCTCACCATGATCGCGCCGACGTCAGCAAATTCGGCAATGAAGCGCTCGCGCTGATCGCCGAAATAAAAGAAGCACTGGCCGTTGGTCGGCGCACATTTTTCGCCGTGCGGGGACGCGAACTTGATTCGACCGCGCGTGAAGCAAACCATGTTGCTGACCGCGACAAGATTGTGGAACCAAGACGTTTCGGTGTAGGAGTTGGTCAGCATGATGGCCGACGAAACATTCCCGCAGGCGATTTGATCAAGCATTTTGGCAGAGAAGGCGGCGACGAGTTTCCCCGCATAGGGTGGGTTCAGCCAGACCGCGCCTTCCCAGTCTTGATCGAGGCCGTCGTCGTCAAGGGTGAAGAATCTGGAGGCATTGACGACGTGCTGGGCTAAGGCGCAACTCGCCGGATCGAGGTCGATCGCGCCAAGCACACGTCGCGCCTTCTCGACATAAATCGAGGGGGTGAACCACTCCATCTCACCAGTCTGCAAGTCGGACCGGCGCTGAGCGCCGTCGGCCATCGCCTTCTTGTGGGCGGCGGCAAATATCCGGTCGGCGTACCCAGGCCGTCGCAGGGCGGCGCGCCAGCGCGCGACCTGCTGGTGATTGATCTGGGTCTCGGCCTCGGCTTCGGCCATGGAAAGCTGTGAGCGCAGGTCTGCGCTTACAGACTTACCGCCCGGCGGCCGGTGCCGCACGCCGACGTTGACGTTCCACCAGTTGACGAAATCGAACGTCCATTCCGCCAGAAGATCGGCGGCTTCCATGCCTTCGTCCCACTTTTGCATTCGGTGGGCATAGACGACCGCCTGCTTTAACGTCTCGATGACCGACTTGGCGCGCGACGGATCGAATTGGGTTGGGAGGGTGGGGTGCTTCCCCAAATCGGCGATGTCGCGCGCGGCGCCTTTGGCCTGCTCGTTCATGCGGCGGCCCTCCGCACGACGTTCCATTGCTCGAGCAGGCGGATCGGCTCGTCGCGGCCGCAGGCGATCGCATGGCGAATGCCGAGCAAGGCGCAGAGGCGGCCGAAATCGCGCTGCTCGTCGCTCACCGGGGCGCGATCGTCGCGCTTGAGCTCCATGAAGGCGACCAAGCCCGGCACGTTCGCCCCGAGCACGACAAGATCGAACAGGCCAGGGGTGAGGCCAGGTTGGCCCAGCGCGCCCGCATTGGGGATGGCGGCGACTAGGGTGTTGGGCAAGCCCAGCATGCGCCAGTGATGGATGACGGCGGCCTGAATGGCCTTTTCCAACGGCGCGGACGCGCGCTGTCGCCGCCGGCCCATCGGCGGTTACTCCGCCGCGGTTTGTTGCGGTTGCCCGGCGGCCTGCCGCAGCTGCTCGGCCGCCTCCAGCTGCTGTTTGGCGCGCTCGAGCCGTTGTTTGGCGCTCTCGATCCGCTGGTCGGCCTGCAGGATCCGTCGCTTCGCCCGCAGCTGCTTCACGAGAGGCTCGCTCAACGGCGGTTGCTTGAAGAGGTCCATCGTCGCGCCGGGTCCGAGCGCCTCCACCCAACGGCGCACGATTTCCAGAGACGGGTCGCGCAGGCCGGTCTCGACGCTAAAGACGAAATGGCGTGAGGCCTTGATTGCTTTAGCAAATTCGGGCCGCCCAAGCCCAAGTTGCTCACGTGCGCGGATGAGGTCTTTTCGTTCGCCGGTCGCCATGAAAAGCGAAGATGCCATTTTGGCACCTGCCGTCAAGCCAGAAAAAACCCTGAAACGGCTTGTTGTGGATAAGTCCGACAGCCCCAAACCAGGTTGACAGGTTATTGGAGAACTTAGTAGGTTCTCTCTATGGCAACCTCACCGACATCTCACGACGCGCCCTATCGGCATTATCTGCGCGAGTGGCGCGAATATCGCGGCTGGCTGCAAGTTGATCTGGCGAAGAGGGTCGGCATCGCCAAAAGTGCGATTTCTCGTTATGAAACAGGCGATCGCGGCATTCATCTGGAGATGCAGTTCAAGCTCATGTGGGCGCTCGGCATTACCCCGGCACAGTTCTTCTCGCCGCCAGACGCGCCCTCGTTGGACGCGATTGTGTCCGGTGGGACACTCGAGCAGAAACGCCTCGCCGTCAATTTAGTGAGGGACATTGTGGCTGGCGGCCGCGAGGAATAATCCACAGATTTCTCCCAAAGCTCTTTTTTCGCCTCGGTTGGTCTCGGTCCCGCCTTGACATACGATTGCCAAAACGGAAACCATGGCGGCATGAACGATCCAGCCATTGTGGCGGAGGACGCCCGCCCCCTGACGTCGCCGCCCGTCCCGGAGGAGGTCGCAACCCTCCCAGGAGCCAACCCCTCCGGGACACCCGATCCGATCTTGGCCATGATCGAGCGCGCCGCGCGCGATCCAACGGTCGACATCGAGAAGTTCGAACGCCTGATGGCGATGAAAGAGCGGGTCGAGGACCGTCTCGCCAGGCAGGCTTTTGACGCCGCGATCTCCGCCGCCAAGGGCGAGCTTGGGCCGATCGTCAAGAACCGCGAAGTCGACTTCACTTCGCAGAAGGGTCGCACGAATTACCGCTATGAAGACTTCGCCGCGGTCGCCTCAGCCGTCGATCCGGTGCTGGCGCGCCACGGGCTTTCGTACCGATTTCGTTCGGAACAGCAGGGCGCGAAGCTCAAGATCGCCTGCCGGGTCTCCCACCACGACGGCTATGCCGAAGAGACGAGTCTCGAGGCGACGAACGACACCTCGGGCAACAAGAACGATATCCAGGCCGTCGGATCAGCCGCAACCTACCTGCAGCGCTACACACTGAAGCTCGCGCTCGGCCTGGCCGCTTCCGGGGACGATGATGGCAAGAGCGCCGGCGAAGCGCTGATCGACGCCGATCAGCTCGCCCAGGTCCAGCAGCTGTTGGACGAAACCAAGAGCGATCTCGCGATCTTCTTCGACACGCTTGGCGCGACCGGCTTCACCGATCTCAACGTCAAGCAGTGGAAGCGCGGCGTCGCGCTGCTCGAGGAGAAAAAGCGGCGAGCGGCCAAGGCGAAGACGCCATGAACGACCTCGCCGAGTTTCGCCAGGCCCGCTGCGGCTCGGTCGGCGCGTCCGACGTCCCCGACCTCGTGCGCCGCACCAAGACCGGCTGGTCGGCCACGCGGGCCAATCTGATGGCGCTGAAAGTGCTCGAGCGCCTGACCGGGGTTGCGGTCCCGACCTATCGGAGCAAGGCGATGGCCGACGGCATCGAGAAGCAGCCGCTCGCCACTGCGGCTTACGCCTTCGTGTTTGACGTCAAGGTCGAGCAGCCCCCGCCGCCCGGCCTCGTGCCTCATCCGCTGATCGAAGGCAGCCACGCCTCGCCCGACGGGCTCGTCGGCAATCTCGGCCTCATTGAGGTGAAGTGCCCCGAGCATGCCGCGCATCTGGCGACGCTGCTCAGCGAGACGGTCGAGAAGGATTACTTCATCCAGATCCAGTGGCAGCTCGGCTGCACCGGCCGCGCCTGGTGCGACTATGTCAGCTGGCACCCGGACTTCCCTGCGCCGATGCAGCTCTGGGTTAGCCGTGTTGAGCGCGATCCGCTGATGATGGACGAGCTGGAGGTCGAGGTGCGCCGGTTCCTGCGCGAGCTGAACGAGAAGGTGGCCGAGCTCAAGCGGCGCTACGATCTGAAGGAGGCGGCGTGAGCGATTACGACCGCTGGAAAACGCGCTCCGACCTGGACGACTGGGCCGCGCGAAACCACGACCAGGAGGAAGAGGAGCCGTTCAGCGTGTTTCAGTTCTTCCGCGACGGGAGCCACGAATGCGTGCGCCGCTTCGTCGGCGCGGAGGAGGCCGTCAAGGCCGCGCATCACTATACCCACAACGTCGCTTCAAAGCTTGGCGTCGTCGACCGCGTCATCATTACCGACGGCGACGATTATTGCTGCTTCGAATGGAAGCGCGGCGAAGGCGTCACCTTCCCGCCGGAAGCGCGAGGGCGGCATTGAGGCTCTCGCGCACCATCACCGCCAAGAACCGCGACGAGATCCTGCGCGCCGTCGAGCAAGCGCCGCTCGGGGCGCAGATCGAGCTCGTCACCGACCTGCGCACCCTGGCGCAAAACCGGATGATGTGGATGCTGCTCGGCCAGCTCGCCGAAGGGCTCGAGCATGGCGGCGAGCATTACGAGGCCGAGGACTGGAAAGCGGCCTTCTTAAAAGCGATGGGCGCGAAGCTCCGGTTCATGCCGGCGCTCGACGGCGAGGGCGTGGTGGCGATCGGCTACCACTCGAGCCGGCTCGGCAAGGAGAAGTTCAGCGAGCTGATCGAGCGCATCTACGAATATGGCTCCCGCCATGGTGTCGAGTTCCACGGACCCAAAGGAAGCCGTGCGGCATGAGCCGTCGTTCTCACAACGAACTGCAATCATTTTTGGCGGACGCGATCGCCTACGAAGGCAATGACTGCTTGTTCTGGCCCTTCGCCAAGGTCTCAGCGGGCTATGGGCAAATCAAATGGGGCCGCAAACGGCACCTCACTCACCGCGTTGTCTGTGAGGCCGCGCATGGGCCGCCGCCAGACGGTCGACCGTTTGCCATCCATTCATGTGGAAAAGGCGAAATTGGCTGCATCACCAAGAAACATCTGAGATGGGGCTCTCGGGCTGACAATGCGAAAGATGCCAAAGACCATGGAGATGTGGCAAGGGGCGAACGCAACGGCTTCAGTAGGTTGAAAGAGGACGATGTGAGGGCCATCCTTGCGGCCTCGACCAATCTAACGAGACGGCAAATCTCCGATAAATTCGGGATTTCCTATTCTCATGCGGGCTCCATCATCCGTGGTGATCGCTGGGGTTGGCTGTGAAAAGGCGCGAGTTTTCGAGAGCCGTCAAAGTTGCGGTTGTCAGAAGAGCCACGAAGGACGGTGTAACCTTTTGCGAGGGCTGTGGCGCGCTCGCGAAGAAGTGGCAAATCGACCATATCCGCGCTGATGGATTGTTTGGCGAACCGACGCTCGAAAATGCGCGATTGCTTGGCTTCTGTTGTTACGGGCCGAAGAACGCCGAGGACGCTGGCTATATCGCTGAAGCCAAAAGACGCGAGGAGCGCGACCTTGGTCTGCGGCCCGGCAAGCGCAAGCTTTGGTGGCGCCATGGCAAGGATCAGAAGCCGCCGGTCAGGGTCGCCGCCGGGGCCCCGGCGCTCATGCGCCGAGGATTTCAGCCGGCAGGAGGCTCACGATGAACAGGCTGCAAACAGCCATGGCCAACGCTTCCGCCCTCGACATCGGCGAGCTGGAGGCGGCAGCGGATGCGATCGGGATCGAGGCGGTGCAGATCGCGCTGGCGCAAGCTGACAGCGGCAAAGCGGAGGCGGCGGCGCAGCGTCAGCGCGATCTCGACGCGGCGCTGGCCGATGTCGTGGAAATCGTCGCCCGCCACCGCGCCAGGCTCGGCCGGCGGGTGTGCTCGCGCAGCGACGGGGCGGTGGTGCGCCAAATGTTCGACCTTCTGCGCTGCATGGGCGAGATCGGTGCGGACGCCGACCCTTCTTTCCAATGAGGCAATTCCAATGACCGTGCCGGCGCGGGTGAAGGAGGCCGACATCATGCGCGCCCTGCGCGCCGCCAAGAAGCTTGGGGCGCGCAGGGTCAAGGTCGGGGCCGACGGCTCAATTGACATCGTGCTTGAGGACGATAAGACAGACGGGCGGTTCTCCATTGGGCAACCTCACGACCCGGATGGGCCGCTCGTCCGTATTCGCCCGACCAAGAAAGTGACGCTCTAAATGCCCCGCCCGCGCTTGCTCCATGTTCACCAACAATTCGGCCGCAAGGGTCAATCGGTTTGGTATTTCCGCGTCGGCCAGGGGCCGCGCACGCGGCTCAACGGGACCTATGGCTCGCCGGAGTTCCAGGCCCATTACAAGGCGCTGATGACCGGCGCGTTCGCCCCTGCCCTGGCCAAGCCCAAGGGCCGCGACAAGCCCGGCTTCACGATCCGTTGGCTATTCGACGAGTATCGCAAGGGCGCGGCTTGGACCGGGTTGAAAGACAGCACGCGCCGCCAGCGTGATCGGCTGCTTTACGCCGTGCTGCAGGAAGCCGGCGACGAGTTGGTCAGCGAAATCGATCAAGCCGCGATCGTGCGCTCGCTCGCCAAGCGCCGCGAGACGCCGCACCAAGCCAACCACCTGCTCAAGACCTTGCGCCATGTGTTCGATTGGGCGGTCGCGGAGAAAAAGGTCGACGTCAATCCGTGCGAGCGGGTGAAGCCGATGAAGCTCGCCGACGACGGCGAGGAGGAAGGCCATAAGACTTGGAGCGAGGAGGAGCTCGCCCGATTTGAAGCGCGGTGGCCGGTCGGCTCGCGCGAGCGGCTCGTCTATGCGCTCCTGCTCTATACGGGTCTCAGGCTCGGCGACGCGGCGCGGATCGGGCGCCAGCATTTGCAGAAGGATGGAACGCTGCAGATCAAGACCGAGAAAAAGGGCGTCGTCGTCTATCTCGAAATCCTGCCGCCGCTGCTCGAGGCGATCGCCAAGGGGCCGAAGCCGGCGCCGGGCGTGCTCGCCTTTCTCACCCATTCGCGCGGTCAGGCGTTCGCCAAGGAGAGCCTCGGCAATTGGTTTCGCGACGCGGTGCGCGCGGCCGGCCTGACCGAGCGCTCGGCCCATGGGTTGCGCAAGGCGGCCGCGCGGCGTCTTGCGGAAGCCGGCATGAGCGAGGCGATCCTCAACGCGATCTTCGGTTGGAACGATCCGCGCATGGCGGCTTTGTACGTGCGCGAGGCGAGCAAGAAGCGGCTTGCGATCGGCAACATGGGCGGCATGGTGCGGGCCGAAACCGTGAACATTCTATTCCCTCACATCGCCAATGTGAGGGATTGAATGGCAAAAAAGTCAATGATTTCAACGCTAGAATTGACGATGGAGGCCTCGCCCGTTTGGCAATACCCTTATGATTTCAACTTGTTAAGCCAATGTGAGGGAACACACCGCCCCATTGATCCGTAAGGCGTCTTTTCATGCCCTTCCCTCGCGCTTCGGCCTCAAAAAGCAACAGAATGGCCTGGCGAAACATTGCGGGACGCGGGGCGCATCGCTACATGTTGCCTGTGAGACAACGGGGTGACGGATGGCTTTGCAGTTGGGAGCATTGCGCGAGGCGCTGATCGAGGCCGGCGCGTCGCCTGAAAAGGCGAACCAGGCGGCGGAAGAGGTCGCCAGCTATGAGAACCGCCTCGCAGGGGTTGAAACGAAGCTTGTGGGGCTCGACGGGAAGGTGAACCTTCTCACTTGGATGGTCACTTTCAATCTCGCGATGACGCTGGCTATCCTTTGGCGCGTGTTCGCGCACGGGGTTTGACGCAAAATTTGGGAACAATGAGATGTATATTCCGGATGGCGTGATTTTAGGAGCGCTCGCGGGTTTTATCGGCGGCTTGATTGGCATGGCGCTGCCCGCGCCGCCGCTTTGGCAGCCACGATCCACGAGCTGGAAGGGACGGCAGCATATTGAACGTAAAGCCTCAGACCCCGAGTATCGCGAAAGGTGCGAGCTCCGGCGCCGTCAGATCGACAAGTGGACAGTCATGATCCTGCTCGGATTCTTCGGATTGGTTTTTGGACTGGGCGGCATTGCGAGTCACGCCGACTTTTCGACGATGCTCTTCGGGACCGCGGTATGGGGCCTTTTTGCCTTCGCTCTAGTAAACACCACGCGCGCCAAGGCCAAAGATGAGATTGCGTAAGGCGTCGCCGTACGGCGACGGCCCTGCAAGCGGCGCAGTCTTTTGGCCTGTCGCGAGCGTCACCCGCGCTGCGTCGAGCGCCTGCTGCTGAGCAGCACGCTGAGCCATCCCCTGCACCCACGGGACGCCTTTATGCAGTCCGTAGCCTAGAAGTGCTCCAGTAGCCATGCCCCCCAGAGCGCCCTCCACATCATGCTGAGGCCCAGCCTGGTAGCCCCCAAACGCCGCGCCCGTCGCCGCAGGAACCAAATGCTGCACGACGTGGCGAATGTCCCACGCGCCCGGAGCGGCCGAAACTTGCGGCGGCCTCGCCGTGGCGGCAAGAGCGTTAAGCGCGTCAAGCTGCGGACTCCCGGATGGGGCCAGCCGCATCCCTTCCTCCGTCCCAAGCCATGAGCTCGCCTGCGAACCGATGTCCGGCTGTCCGGCGCGCGCCGCCTTCGTTTGCCAATCTTGGAGCCGGTCGACGTCGCTAAAGCGTCCAAACGCCTGATTGGCGTTGGCGATCGCTTCGCCGCCGGCGCCGCGCGCCTGCCCCGAAATCGGCTGCGCTTGGCCCAGGATGAGGTTGAGATGTTTCTGGGCAATCTGTCCCGCGTCCGGCACTTGGTCGCCGGTTTGATAATTGTGAAGGGACTTGACGTAGTCATTGAGGTCTTCGGCGCTCATTGCGCCCTTGCCCAGGGCTTGGCCTTCGATGTCGCCGATTTGATCCAGAGCCCCTTGCCCCAAGCGCGTCACCCGCTGCGGCTGCTGGCCGATTTCGGTGCGCGCGTTCATCATCGCTTGTCGAATGTCGGCGTTGTTGTAGAGGATGTTGCCTGCGTCGCGATAGCCCTGCTTCGCCGTCGCAAGCAGGTCTGCGGTCGACGGCGCGGCAGGCAGTGTCCTCGCTGTGCCAGCGCCGAGCACTCCAGTCGTCAGCGCGCCCAAGCCGCCGCCCAATTCGGCGGCGGTAGCAGCGTCGCTCAAGGAGCCGCCATGACCGAGCGTGCCGAGCGCGCTCGCGCTGGCGCCTTCCGCCCCAGCGCCGAGGACGCCGCCCGCCCAGCCTGCCAACTTCGAGCCACCGGTCAAATAGCGCGCCGCATCCGCGGCGCGCGCCGCTCCGCCGAGCTCGCCGAGGGGCGCATAGCCGATGGCGCTTGCAGCGTAATCCATCGGGCCAAGGCGCTGGTGGGCTTGCTGGGTGAGCGCTCGCTCTTGGTCGAGGCTGTTGCCGGTCAAAGCCGATTGCAGGCGATCGGCGAGTCCAAAGGTCGTGGTATCGCTGATTGCTCGAGCGTAATCAGACGCCGCCTGATTGCCGCCTTGGGTCTGCCGCGCCAGGTGCGCCAGCAGGTAGTCGCTCCAGGAGGCGTCGGCAGGCTTGTTCCAGAAGGCCGTCGAGCCGAGGTCGGCGCCGCCCTGCGTCTGGCCGCCGGGAGCTTGTGGAGACACCGGCGCGCTGGTCGCCAGCGGCGAAGGCGTCGGCGTCTGAGCGGCTTGGCCGCCGGGGACCGCCAGCGGCGCGGCGCGCCATCCCGGTTGCTGCGGTTGCGGCGGTTGCTGCGGATCCTGGAGAAGGGGCGCGTCCTGCCAGGGCATCTTACGGCTTCCTGTGGGGTTGCTTATCCGGGCCGATGAAAACAGCGCCGGATGGAAGCTTGTCATAGGCGGCGTTGGCGTCAGCGTCGCTCATGCTGCTCAGATCGGTGCTCGAGGATTGGCGCGGCGGCTGGCCCGGCACGTAAAGATCGCCGCCCGGCTTGTAGATCGGATTGACCAGGGCGTAGTCCGCATCGCTGAGGCTGCCCAATTGCCCGGCTTTGCCCGCCAAATCCGCCCGGCTCTGCTTCAGTTTATCGAGGTAGCTTACGCCGCCTTGACGGAAGTTCTGCGGGGTTAGGGCGCGGTTGCCCATGACGCTCTGCGACGGCGCGTCTTTAGCCAGCTCCTGTTGCGAAATGCGGCCCGCGCCATGGAAGTCCTGGACGCCGGACACATATTGCGTGGCCATGATCTTGTTGTATTTCGCCAGCGCGTTTTGGGTGTCTGCACTGAGATAAAGGCTTGAGCCAGGGGCGTTGGTTTTCATCTCCATGCCCGGGCCGACGATGTTGTCGAGGCCAGGCGTTTTGGTTGAATCGAGCAAATCCTGCACGTCGGCGATCTGCCGGTCATAGGAGGCCTTGGCGCCCGCATAATTCGCCTGATCGGCGACGATGTCCTTCTGTCGCTGCTGCTGGGTGGCGACCGCGCCGGCGGTTTCGGCCTTGTATTTCTCGACATTGTTGAACTTGTCCGGCATTGGCTGGGCGTATTGCGGCTGACCGGCGGCGTCGGGGACCGGATTGCCGTTGGCGTCCTTGATCAGGTTCGCATCCATCCAGGCGCGCTTATCGCGGTTCATCGCCTGCACGGTCGGGTCGCCTGCGACGCCGGCGAGCGTCGCTTCGACCTCGCCGAACTTGCCGCTGGCGATGATCGCCTGGGCGGTGGTGAGCGGCACGCCGAGTTTCTGCGCAAGATCAGGCGCGGCGGCCTGCATCGCCCTCTGCTGCTGCTGCAGGTAGCTGAACTGCTGCAGCTTCATGATGCTGTCGAACAGCGCGTTCGGATCCTGGGTCATCCCCTGGCCCATGCCGGCGACCATCGCCCGATCGCGTGGCGGCGCGAAGGCCGCCGCAAACCCGGCGATGCCGCGGTTGAACTGCTCGCTGGCCTGCGCGCGCTGCGCCATCTGCATGTACAATTGCATCATGTCAGGCGTCTGCGGCTGCTG